GGACTTCCTTCTTTCCTCTTCTCACGTCCCCATTATTTCAGCACTGGTGAAAAACATAAAGTAATAGAAAAACTAGTTTCAATAAAACTATTGACTTTATTATTCCGCTGGGCGATGATTGACTCATGGAAACGAAGATGCTCCAAGTTAGGCTCCCAGAGCCGCTTCACGCGAAATTAAAGGTGGCCGCCGTAATTAGCAAAGTTTCGCTGCGTGCCCTGATTGAAAAAATCCTTCAGGGTGCAGTGCAGTGAAGATCGCAGGTGCGGTCACAATCATGGCAATCGGGGCGGCGATTATTGCCTACGCCCTGTTTGAGTGCCGGGATCGCTTGGTCCTCGGGGGAGCTGGTGCATTCCTGATGGCCCTCGGGAGGATCATCGGCGGCAGGGAATGCTGATTGCGCTTGGTGGTCGGCTACATCAGAAGGAGCGATCCGGAGGCGCGGCGTGGAAACCGTGATTCCTGGCCGACCACCTGGCGCAAGCCAGCCGTCCTATGGGCGGTACTTTTTTAACAGGAGTCGAGTAAAGAAAGCGAACGGTTAACAACGCCCCACGGCATCCCGACACTACCAGCCGTGGGGCATTCTTGAGAGGAGAGAGCAATGACAAGAACAGGATTTATCGGTGGGTCCGATCTCGGGTCCATCGTCAACGCGCCGCCCTACGGCTGCGCTCGGAAGTTGTGGTACCAGAAGCGGGCCGTTGAGCCCGACTACGAGGTACCGTTTCGCGGGCATCTGCTTCGCGGCGTCAAGCTGGAGCCTCTGATCGTTGCGGAGTACGTTGCCAAGACGGGCAACAAGGTGCGGCGCCGCAAGGCCAGCAGGGGTATCGCCGATCACGAGATGGGCGCGATGGACCGCGTGATTCTCGGTGATGCGCGAGGGCCGGGGGTCCTCGAGTGCAAGTCGGCCAACGAGCGGGCCTTCCGAGAGATGCAGAAGAGCGGCATCCCTCTGGGATACCAACTCCAGATCCAGTGGTATATGGGTCTTTCGGAGTATCGGTGGGGGGCGTTCGCGATTCTCGAGCCGTCCAATTGGCGCTTCGAGACCTTCGAGGTAGACTTCGACCCCGCGGCGTTCGCCCTCATGCGGGTATACGTTGACCGATTTTGGGCGATGGTCCAGGGCGATGGCGAACCCGACCGCCTGCCGGCCAGCGACTCCCGCTGCTCGAAGTGCGAGTATCGGTTCTCGTGTCAGGGCGAGGCGCTGCTGGGAAGCATCGACCCGGACGCGGAAGCCACGGAGATTCCTGGCATTGCGGCGCTGGCTGCCGAGTACCTCTCCCTTCGCGATGTACGCGATGATGCCGAGGCGGCCATGGAGCAGATCAAGGAAGAGTCCCTTCGTCTGTTGGGCGATGCGGCTTCGGCCACCGCTCCCGGCTACCGCATCGTCGCCAAGCCCCAAGTCTCTCAGCGCGTTGATACGAATGCGCTGAAATCGAAACACCCGGATGTCTATCAGAGCGTTCTGAAGCCCTCCGTGTCCAGACCATTCCGCGTGCTCCCGGCGTAACGGGGGAAGGAAGATATGTCACTCACAGAACAGATCCAAAAGGCGGCGGAAACACCGCAGCCGCAGGCACAGGCTCAGTCGATCTCGACTATCCTCGACGACATCATCTCGGCCAGCGAGGCCGGTTCCGCGGCACGCAGCACCGCGCTCCAGATGAAGAGCGACTACGCCGAAGGACTGCTTTTCTCACGGGGCGTCAACGCTACGAAGAAGGTTGACGCGGCGGATATCGCGATGCGGATTCGCTTTGGCCGAGAACTCGGACTCTCGGCGTTTCAGTCGGCGCGGGGGCTCTACTTCGTCAACGGGATTCCGGCGATGATGGGCACCGTGCTGGAACTGCTCATGCGGCGGCACGGCTACTCCTGGAAATTCATTCAGCGGGACCTGAAAGGCTGCAAGCTCCAGCTCATCAAGGGCGGAGAGGCCGTCGAAGGCGCGGTGGCTTCGTTCACCGAGGAGGATGCCAAGCGGATGAAGCTGTCCGACAAGGACACCTACAAGCAGGACCCCGAGTCGATGTTCTTCTGGCGGGCCTTAGGCCGATTGCAGAAGTTCTACGTCCCCGAGGCGACCGAGTACATTTCCGTCCTGGCCCCCGGCGAGGTGCCGATTGAAGAGGTGGTGACCGCAACGGAAGATCGTATCTCGGCGGCCACCGCACTGCGCGAGAAACTGGAAAGCCTGAAGGAGGCTGAATAATGACCTACGAAGACAAGAAGCGTTACGACTGCTCAATCATTGGCGTCAGGCACGTCAAGATCGGACAGAACCAGACCCAGGGCCTTGAGTTCGCCCTCCGCATGGAGGACGGACGACAGGACTCCGTGACGAAGTTCCTTACGCCAAAGGCGATGGAGGGCACCCGGAAGAGCCTGATCGGTCTCGGTTGCAGCGAGAGCGATCTCACCGGAAGCGCCTGGTTGCGGAATATCAACCAGGCGCTGAGCGACAAGCCGGCGGTCGCCATTGCTGAGGACAACGGGAAGTACGGAGTTCGTCTGGCTGCGCTGTATTCGCCGAATCAAGGTCCACAGATTGAAGAAGTTGTCTCTTCGCCGTCGCCGTTTGATGCGGTGGGGGATGAGAGCGTTCCGTTCTGAGGGGATAAGCCGTGGAGCAAGCAACATTTGCAGTCTTGGCCCTAGTAGGCCTGATGATGCTGTTCGTCCTTCGCCACCGAGAAACCGGATGCGATGGCATCTGCCATACGCTTGTCCTGCTCTCGAATGGGGCGAAGCTACTCTCGCGGTTCTTCATGGCACTGGCTGCTGCCGAGGCTCGATTCCGCGAAGGACTCGACGCCGCGGCGGTGGCGGGACGAGTGGAGATGGGGAAGGCATGGAGGGAATCGAGATGACGGAGAATCACATGGTAGTACCCGGCGCGGATCACCCGGCCTATCGGCCAGAGCCGGAGCAAGTGCGCCTTGCCATGCCGCTGACGCCGGCCGAGGCCATGGCGCTGGTAGCGAAGTGCGCGACGGTGGCCGACGAGGCATGGGAGCGGCTGGCGGCGTACTGCCGGTCGCGTGGGTATGGGTTCCCCGACTGGGAGATGGTTGACGCTGAGGCGACGGCGGATGGCATTACGATTGTGGTGGAGAGGAGGGGAGAATGATTGCGCCGATAAAGCAGGGAGAGGAACGCTTTCGATTGACCTTCTTGCCGACGTGGCTGCTGGTGGGCGCGACTGATTGTCCGTTGCCGGACGCTGCGGAAGTCATCAACGGCGGCTGCGAGAAATGCAACAAGGCGCTATTACAGGCCACGACCATGGTCGGTTGGGAAATCGAAGGCATCTATTGCGGCCACTGCGGCCGCCTTCGCCGAGGTCCGGTGCTTACGCCAGTTGAGCGATTGGCCGAAGCCGCCGAGCACCTGCTGGCCGAGTATGGCGTGACGGAACCCGGCGCGGGAGTGGACAACCACGAGGGGCTAGCCGGTGCGGCGCTTGACGTTCTGTATGGTGCCTGGAACCAGTACATGCGGGCGAAGCACGGCACTCCGGACGCGGTGTTTGAGCCGGAGGGTATGGCCGATCGGAGGGGAGAATGAGAACAGCATCTGACGTGTTGACGAATCCGAAGCCGGGGGATGTGGTGAAAATCGGCGAATCGCTGCTGACGATTAGCCGCGCCGATCAGGACTTCGCCTACTCGTTTTCTGGTTTCATGGCGGACGCACCGCTTGGCGGGCCAGACGCCTATCCTTCGTGGCGCGAGTGGTGGGCCGATGTAGCGAAGAACGCAGAGGTGATCCATGTCGCACCCCAATAACCAGCACGCCGCACGGCTGCGGGATATGGCGGATCAAAACCAATTAAACGCCTCTGTATGGCGCGAACAATCAACTAGCCTAAGCCCGTGGTCTGGGCTTACGCACCGGCAGTGCCATCAGGAGGGATTGCGGTGCGAGCGGGAAGCCGCCGCTCTACTCGCCGGGGCTGAAGCTTTGGAGCGGCAGGAGCGGGACCTCGCTGCCATCAAGGCTGCGGACGCCCCGCTGACTGAAGCCATGGAAACGATCAGCGATTTACGCGGGAGTCTGGAGGTGGCGAAGGCGGCGCTGCTAAAGGTCAGAGACCACGCTAGACCGACGCATCGCGAAGACGCCTATGAAGTCTGTTACGACTGGTGCCCGCTCTGCGCGGTTACCGCCGCCCTGGCGCGGCTGGAGGGGGAGTGACGAACCAAGAAAAAGCAGACCGATTAGAAGAACTGGCCTTTGACGCTGGTTACCGCGACCACGAATCTGACGCCGCCCTCCTCCGCGAATCCGCCCAGATGTGGCGGGAGCGGGGCGAGCCGGAGCGGGAGTACAAAGCGGACTGGGCTGTGTTGTGGGAGCGGCAGTACAAAGGCCGGACGCTTAGCGTTACCCAGGCAAGGTCCGGCGTCGCGTACTGGTATGTTGATTCCTTCCCGGATTATGAAGCCACGGTCGCAGACAGTCTTGACGCCGCAAAGGCTGCTGCCATTGCGTGGGTAGACGGACAGGAGGGCAAATGACGAACGAAGAAAAAGTAAGACGACTAGAAAGGCTTGGGGCGGAAAAAACCAGCGCGGCAAAGGATCTAAAATTTGTGTTTGCTGCCGAAACATCGGTTGCTGAATTTACCGCCGACGCTGCTGTTCTTCGCGAGGCCGCGCAGTTGATGCGGGAGCGGGGAACGCTGCTGACCGCACCCGACTGGAAGGGCATGTATGAGGCCCAGGAGCGCGACTTGGCGGCGCTGCGGGCAGAGCGGGAGGAGGCAATGGGCCTGCTTGGAAAGTTTATTGATGAGGCGCGAGGTGAGAAATGACTAACCAAGATCATGTGTCTAATATTCTCGACGACGTATTGGTACTTCTTTCCGGTCAAGGATTCCCGACGCCCGAAAGGACGTACAAACTAGATGGCGGCTGGGGCTTGGCGCTGTCGGATCTGCGGCGGTGCTTCGATCAGTATCGCGCCCGCATCGCCGATCTGGAGGCCGAGCGCGACGCGGCCCGTGCCGGGGAGGCTAGGGCCGTGGAGGCGCTGGAAGCTGAGCAGCGGGCCGCGCATTGGCGAAACCTTGCGCGAATCACCGACAAGCACGAGGATGCGCTGGAAGCCGGTCGGCTGTCTGAGATCGCGCAACGATTGCGGCACGGCATTGTCCTGGTACTGACCAATAACCAACCCGCTCTCGACTGGCTCGCCCAGCGGGAGCGCGAGGCGGCGGCGCGGGAGTTGAACCAACTGGGGCCGCTTGGCAGTAGCAACCAGGAATTGTTTATGGTGCCGTGGAGCGAGATCAAGCAGCGCATCGCCGCACTTACGACTCAACAACCTACCGCATGCCCCCGAAGCGAAGTTCGGGGAAAGGAGCGTTTTCGTGCGTAACCCCATGAGAAACCCCCAGCCTGGCGACCGATTTTTCGTTTGGCTTCGGCGCAGCTGGGACGAGATTGAGATTACGAGGATTTACTGGGACATCCACCACACTTGGGAGTTCGTGCGCTATCACAGCAAGACTGAGGGCGACAGACTGGTGCGGCTCAAGACCTTGAAGCGGCGGATCGCGAAGGGGAAGGTGATCGAGGGAACACATGAAACGACTGACAGATAACGACCTCGACGCGCTGGAGGCGGCGGTGAAGGTCGCGACTCCGGGTGAGATAACACTGATTCCGAATGGAGGTATCGACGATGACCCCGATGAACGGTACTGGGCATTAACGGCCGGCGTAGGTCACTACGAGGGCTCTATGACAGGCTTTAGGCTGACTGGGTTCATTAGTCCTCATGACGCTAGCCTTATCGCCCTTGCTCATTACGCCCTCCCCGTTCTGCTCGCCGAGGTGCGGGAATTGCGCCGGCTGACCACGCCAGAACCTATCAGCGAGAAACATCGGGACGGTAACTGGTGGCTGGTATGGGAACCGGGAGCCGAGGGTTGGTTTAAGTGCCGGTGGCGGTCCGCGTATGGCGACTGGCAGAAGAGCGGGACGACCGAGCATCTTCCAGGCACTCCCACCCACGCCGTGCCGCTGCCGCCTGCGCCGGAGGGGGAGCTGTGAAAAAGACATGCACGCGGCAACAATTCCTGCAAGACGTCGCCAACCACGAAATGTTCATCAATCTTGACCAAGGCGTGTATCGGCACATCGTGTTTCAGCAGCCCAGAAACTCATTCCTTCACCGCTTTGAGATCGTCACGACACCCTGGCGGCTGATGATTACCGGCGACATGGGAACGTGGGTATTTGCACGACTGGAGGATATGTTTGAATTCTTCCGGACGGACAGCGGCGAAATTAACGAAAGCTACTGGGCCGAGAAACTCCAGAACGGGGCGCACGGCACCAGCAGCGCAGGGAAGGTCTACGACGGGGACACATACCGCACG